TGGTAATTGTAATAGTAAGTGCCGTAGCAGAAGTAACCATAAATTTTTTATCATCAAAATCAGATGCACCAAAGTTAGATCCTGTTATCGTAGTAAAATTATCTAAAAGCACGATGTCATTTGCATTCATATTGTGAGGAGTTGGATAAGTAATCGTAACTTCAGCTGATCCATTAGTAGTTGTAAAAGCATTAGTTAAAGTTACGGTTGCTCTTATAGGATGTATGTCATAAAACACACCACCTGTATAAGCATATAAAATTCTGTTAGTTCCTATAATTGAATATTTAATACCCTCTTTATTAACTAGGTGAAACAAAGCTCTAGCTGCACCGGTTAATTTATTATCACCTAATTGCTTCCAGCCACCTATTTTTTCAGGTGTGCCATATCTAAACCTTACATTATCACCATCAACCCATTGACCTTCAGCTGTGGTTTCTGTAATTTGTTTATTAAATCCTGGTTGAAATCCTATTTTCTGTAGCATAGCAGCCTATTATATAACAAATAATTACTTTTGATATATATTTTTTAGCATAAAATCATGGAAACTCAAATCTTTAGATGCTGCTTTTTCCCATAATTTCTTTCTATTATCAAGTTCATTTACTTTCTGTTGCCAAAACTGTTTAGATAAATTTTCTTTACTTAATTTAGTAATCCAAACTACAGAGTTTAAAGTAGTAGGAGCCCAATTCATTCCTGCTGATATTGCGTGAGAGCCACCTTTTTGATCGTGATAATATGTAAAAGCTCTTTCGCTAGCATATTTATGAAACCCCTGTAATGGTGTAGATTCTAAATTAATTAATTTTTCTTCCCATGTTTTGTTAAAATTAGCTTTCCAATATGGTGTATCTGTTCTTTGAGTTAAAGCATAGTGAAAAGCTACAAACTCTGCAAAATTTCTAAAACTAGATTTGCATTGAAATGTAAAATTATCCTTATCCCATTGAGATATATGCTCTCTTTCTAGATTTCTAACTAGTGAAAATAAAAATTCATGCACTGAATACAAACCATTACTTTCTAATGGTTCTATGAATCCAGCTGCTAAACCAATGGCGGCTACATTTTTTACCCACAATCTTTTGTGAATACCAACTCTCATTTTTATATTTTTAAAATCTAAATCTTTGGTGCCTAAGTGTTTTTGTAATTGTTTTAAGGCAGTTTCATCATCTACAAATTTACTTGAGTAAACATAACCTGTACCCATTCTTGACCATAAAGGTATGTTCCATACCCAACCATTTTCTATGGCTGTGCAATTAGTATATGGAACTAATTCTTTCTTTTTATTTTTATAAGGTATTCTAGTTGCCCAAGCAGAGTCATTAGGCAATAAATCAGAATAGGATTCAAAAGGTTCTTTTAAAGTTTCTTTTATCAATAAAGCTTTGAACCCTGTGCAATCAATAAACAAATCTGCTTTATGTTTTTTATTTAATGATTTAATGCCCTCTTCGTTTTGTTCTATAGATTTTATATCTTCTTTTATATGAATTACTCCTTTTGGAATACACAAATTATCTCTTAACCATATTGCAAATTTGGTGGCGTCAAAATGATAAGCTGTATCTGTATCAAAATTAAAAGGTTGAACTTTTGGATTATCATAAGATAATTTATTTTTATTTACAAAAGCCATTTGTGGAAACATACAATCAGCATAATCTGAATTAGATAACTTTGGATCTAAGAATTTTTTATACCACCAATCATTTCCTCTAGTAAGAGGTTCACCAAATGGGTAATGAAAGAAAGTTCCTTTTTTATAAAAATCTTGAAACCTAATACTTAGCTTATATGTACCATCAGTAGAAGATAAAAAATCTTGGTCATCTATACCTATAAAGTTTGTCCAGTTTCTAATACCACCTATAGTGCTTTCACCAACTCCTACTGTTGAAATATTAGGTGATTCAATTAAAGTTATTTTTTTATTTGGAAAAGCTTTTATTAAAGTTGCAGCTGTCATCCAACCAGCTGACCCCCCTCCAACTATTGTAATTTTTTTTATCATTCCCACCAAAAAATTATTGTCTTTCTATCTTTTTTTAAAACTTCATTAACACCATGCCATAATGTATATCCATTAAAAAAAGTCAAGTCTCCTTTATTTGGTTTGTAAGAGTTATTAGGAGTTATAAATTCGCCTCCCTCAAAGTCATCATTTAAATAAATTAAACTATTTAAAGCTGTATCTCTTACTCCATCACCTTCTCTATTTTGATGTCTATGAAAACCCGAACGACTACCCACGTTCCAATTTTGAAGTTGCACTTGATCTATTTCAAGATCAACATTTAATTGTTTACAAAGAAACTTTCTCACTTTGTTTACTATTTTTTTATCTTTTGTAATATCTTTTGATCTAACATCCCAGTCATAAACACCAGGACCTAAATCATTTATTTGTTTAAAATAATAATCACACAAATTATAATCTAAAAAATTTTTAAACACATGAATAGTTTCAGTGCCATCTTTTAATTTTATATGTTCAGACATTTTTCTTGTAGTAAGAAGGTAAACCTAAATGTGGTCTGTTATCAAATATATTTTCTTGTTGTTTAGAATCATTATAATGTAGAAAAACCTGTGCACAATTATCTCCTGTAAAAGGTTCTCTCCAGTGTTCTAAATCACAACCTCTATATATTAATAAATCACCGGGACCTAAAATTACTTTTTTTCCTTTTTTGTTTTCTTTGCCAGATGGTTCTATAAATATAGGCCATGAATCTCCTCCTAAATTCATAGTACAAGATATAGCACAAGAAGGTCTGTCTTTGTGCCTTTTTAATTCATCTCCTGGTTTATAAATTCTAGCATATGAATATGTTTCAATTAATTTAGTTTTTGTTTTTTCTTCCATTAAAGGTTTTACCAATAACAATAACGTATCCATAGCAATGTCACCATAATTAGAATAAGTGCCTCTCACTTGATCATCGGTGTATGTTCCAAAAGTGCTATCATTAATTGGTAGGTAATTTGTTTCTGTCAAAGTTTTATGAACTTGTTGTTTCATTAACAGGTAGTTATAATTAAAAGTAGCTAACTCTTTAGAGATTGCATTTTTAATAACCAAATATTTTTTATTTTTAAAGCTCATTTCTTTTTAACTCCACACTAGGGTATTTCATAGGTTCTCCCGATCTATTAAATAAGCTTTGAAAGAAAGTTATTAAAGTTAGTCTATCTTCTTGGCAATCTTCTTCATAAAATTTGTCTGCTCCATGGGGGTGACTTGCGTCAAATAAAATCATTCTATTAAATCTAGATTGAAACGAAAATGTTTTTTCGTAATTAGCATTATTTTCTTTAACTGGTTTCTTTTTATTTATTAATACAGGATCTTGTTTTAAATATCCCTCTCTTTTAGAATCTTCGTTTCTTGACAACCTATCAAAACTTTTATGTAAATATAATGAGGTTCCACATTTCTTGTGGTGACTTAGATATATTATACTTGTAAATTCAGAAGGGGAGTCATTGTGAATCCATCCTACGTTTTTGTAAATATGTCCTGGTATTTTTTGAAATGTTGAAGAGGCTTTCCATGCCATTTTTTTAAAATCCACAGGATATAAACAGGTAACTATTTGTTGAGTAATAAAATTAAAAAAATCCACATCTATTTCATGTAATTGATCTGTTCTATAACCAGGCCAACGACCATCATCGTTTGCATTAAATTTACAATTGTTAGCAAATTCTATTATTTTTTCAGGGTGAGTAAAAAAATTATCTATTGATAAATTAGGATATAACACTTTAAACTCCTGCTGGAATTGCTCTTATGTTAAAGTGAATAAATCTAAAAGGATCTATTCCTGAATCTACTGAAAACATATGTGGTAGATAAGAGGGAAAAAACATTAACTTACCTGGTGAAGGTTGAAAAAAAACTTCATAATTAGATTCTTCGTTAACATTTTTTTTATCTTTTCTAGGTAGACCATTCATTAAAGCACCATATCTAGGGTCTTGAAATATGGGGCCTGAAGTTCTTTCACTAGCTTTTAAAAAATAAAATCCAGATATATGTCCATTCCAATGAGTATGTAAACTATGATGTCCTCCACCTTTTTTAGAAAACTCTTGTACCCACAATTCAGTAAAAGCAGTATTAAATCCTTTTAGATTGTATCCCATTTCTTCTAACAATCTTACTGACATGTTTCCAACATACTCTGTAAAAGGTCTAAATTTCATATCAGATAACAAAGATCCAGAGTGAGCAACCAATGCAAAATCACCAATGTTTTTTTTATATACTTTTTTTCGTTCTTCGACTGTTGGTTTTAATAAATTTTGAGCTTCTTTAATATGTGGGTCAGAAGCTTTATTTAAATCTTTTAAAAACTCTGGCGCATCCATATACCATATAGGTGAAGAGAAATAAGATTCTTTATATAATTTATTCATTTAAATGGCACTCCTAAATTCCAAGATACTAGACTGTATCTTTTTCCTTTTGTTACTGGGTTTACTTTATGAAAAACATAAGATGGAAATACTACAATAGATCCTCTAGGTAATATTTCTTTACACTCTATTGTTATATCAGAGTTAGTTTGATCTCTTGGTTGAAACAATAATTCTCCACCTTTAAAATCACTGGGTTCTACTAAAGAACAAATAACAGATAATTTTCTTATTTTACCATTAAAATTTTTATTATTGTGGTCTTTATAAGGACCATCCCAAGAATCTCGATGCCAACTATAAAATTGATTTTTTTTGTATTCTGTAAATTGAAACATTTCAGAATAATCCCATTGATAATTCCATCCTGCATTTTTATTTGCCATTTGAATATAAGGATGAATGTATCTATACAACCAAAAATCATCCAACCAAGTTACATTAGAATTTCTAATATCTTTATTATAGCCACTACCACCTATTCTAGCTTTGTCTAATTTCTTATTTTTACCTAATTTTATAATGCTGTCACAAACAACGTTATGTAAAGCTTTGGTAAAATACCAGTAAAAATATTTGCCCAACATTTTAATAAATTTGACAAAGTTGCGTAAACGTAATCCTGTCTTTCTCCTCTTCATTCTTAGTCATGAAATAATTTAAATTACCATTGAATATTATTATTTTATTCTTTTCCATAGGAACCGACCAATGACAAACAGCTTTTCTAAAATCATGATATTTAATTATAACTTCTCCAGAGTTTGTATTACCACAATATATGACTACAAAATCAGGAGATCTATTTAATTCGTATTGATTATGATAACATCTATTGTAACCACTCTCACCAAATTTTTCTATTTTACCTGTTCCAAAAATAGGAACTAAAGTATTTTTGTTTGCAACTATTTTAAACTTTGATCTTGCGTAATCCATAACCCAAGTAATGTTTTTATTTGGACTTAACTCAACATCATCAAAAACATTTTGTGGTGGGTTGTTTAAATAGTCTTTTATAATAACTTGATCAATCTCATCATTATTAACTTTAGATAATTCAGGTAAATAATCTGTACAGATTATAGTTTCGGACAAGGTTTTCTTTATCATTTCTATCTTTCTTATATATTTTTTAACTAAAAAGTCAATTATTCGTCAACATCAGGTTTTGTCGGTTGGTATTTAGTTGAAGGATCTGGATTTACTCTTACTTCTGTAGTTGCAAAATTTGGTTCGTGTGGAGCCCATGATTGATCTTCTTCATTCCATACTTGATGTATTTCAACTGGGTTTCCTTCAGCGTCATGTTCTGTAAAAGTGCCTGGACCAGTCCCATCGCTATTTAATTCTAAAAGAT